ACTTGCTGAACACCAAAGGTGGTAGAGATGGAGCATGTTGCAGCTGCACCAGAACCCCCACCACCAGCGATTGTAATAATTGGTGCCACTGTATATCCAGCACCAGCATTTGTCATTTCAAGTCTAAAGATTGAAGTAATATTAGATCTCTGAGTTGTAATGGCAACCGCAGATGCTTTATGCCCCCCTTGCGGTGCATCTGAGAAAGTAATTGTTGGTGCTGAAGTAAATCCAGAACCATCATTATTTAAGAATATCTCAGTAACACGACCACTTGATACTCCAACAGTTGCCTGTGCAGTTTCGCCAACTCCAACAAGATCAATTGTTGTGATGTAACCTTCATCTTTCAGTTGATTGTCAACTTCGGCAATACTGGTGTCAATAAACTCATTTTCATATTCAAACAATTCACAACTCAAATCATACGTATAAAGTTTGCCAAGTTGATAGAATGGTTTTTCATGTTCTACTCTTTTTATTTCAAACAATCTTTCTCCAAGAGGAAAATAAATCAAATCTCCTTCTTTTGGTCTTGTAATTAAATCTCCAAAAGTATATTCCGTAATTTGACCCTCTCTAATACCAGAAGAAATTCCTTCAAGAAAGGGAGCAATAAACTCCTCGAATCTTTCTCTTGATATTGTCAAATTTACTTCATTTTTTAATCTTAAACCAAACTTCGTCATTATGTCGCTGTCTGGCGTATAACCATCAATATTATTTAAATATGCTTCTATAAGAAAACTATCATCAAATTTTGATGATTGAATTTCTTTAATAATATTATCGGTTTTAAATATTTTTCTTGGGAGATAGTATACCTCTATGCCATGAATTTGTATGTGCTCATTAACCAAATCCTGCATGAGCGATTGCTCACCAGTACTACCTTGCAAAAAATAAGAATTTAATACCATGATAACTATCCGATTAAATCAAGAGGTGGCAGTTCATATTCTGAAGACATTCTTTGCTTTATGTCATCTAATTCTCTTAAAGCATCATCATATAATTCTCTTCCGTTAAGTTCTAATCCACCTGGAAGTTTTGCACCTCTAAATTTTAATAAATTTTGTCCCCATTGTTTTTTTATGAGAGCAGTTAAATATTTCTTCAAAAAACTATCATTATATACATTAGTAAATGTATTAGGATCTAAAATTCTATAACAATCAAGAATCAAAAAAGTATCTTTCTTTTCCGATTTCCAATCAATATCCAAATATAATCTATTTTGTCTTTTATTGAATCTAATTTGTTTATCAGTGCTCAATAAAAATTCAATATCCTCCAAATAAGTTTTAACCATTGAATATTGAAGAAGTTCTATTGAATTGAACTGATATATATCATTCAAAAATAACTGATATTTAATATTAAACATTCCGTTTGATATAGTGCTACTATCAAACCTAAACACCTTTTCAATTCCGATGACTGAATCTGGGACTTGAATGAAATTAGAATTTTCGTAAAAATAATTAGTTGTTGTGGGCATACCACTTACTGTAGTAGTTATTCCGGATGTTGTTACAATACCTACAGTATTAGTTCCGTCAACTTGAGCAGTTCCTCTGTTAATATCATCCTCTGTGAGTTTATATTTGAGATACATTCTCTCAACACCATCAAAATGACGTTCCTGAAAATATTGAAGAGCATCATCAACTAAGTCATCTAGTTGATCATCATCTATATTGATTTCCAATACTGGAGCTCCCAACTGCCTCAGTGAGTAATCAACTAATTCCTGTCTGCTTGCTGGTTTTGCCATCAGTATGTACCTCCATCGATGAGTCCGGCATCAAGTGTTCCTGTAACATTTACATTAGTAGAGAATGTTGCAACACCAACAACATTCAATCCTCCAGCAGTAATTCTTACATCATCATTAAAAATAGAAACATTACCAAAGGTTGATACTCCGGCAATGTTGAGTTGGTCTAGATTTGCACCACCAACAACATCTAATCTGTTGTTGGCATCTATTAAAGAACTGAAGGTCGCGACACCGGCAACGTTGAGATCATCTACTTGAGTATCACCATCAACATCAAGAGTGCTATTGATATCTACAGCATTCAAGAATGTAGAAACACCGGCAACAACCAGTTCATCAACATCCAATTGCCCATCAATATCTAAACCACCATTAGCATCAATAGTAGTAAATGTGGCAATACCGACAACATTGAGTTGGTCTAGATTTGCGCCACCGACAACATCAAGACGATTGTTTGCATCAACAAGTGATGAGAATGTGGCAACACCGGCAACATTTAGATCATCTAATTGAGTATCACCATCGACATCTAATGTACTATTAATATCAACAGCAGCACTAAATGTGGATACACCAGCAACAACTAATTCATCTAAATCTGATTGACCATCAACATCAATACCACCAGTACTAATATCTAATTGTGTAGCACTAGTAATTCCAGTAACATTAAGTTGATTTATACTTCCAACAAATGTTACATTACCTGTGAGTGTAGATACACCAGCAACATTTAATTGGTCTAAATTGGCACCACCAACAACATCTAATCTATTGTTTGCATCAACGAGAGAATTAAATGTAGATACACCAGCAACAACCAGTTCATCTGCATCTAATTGACCATCTATGTCCAATCCGGCATTAATATCAACAGCAGAATTGAAGGTAGATACTCCAGCAACAACTAACTCATCTACATCTAACTGCCCGTCAATGTCTATTATGCCGTTGATATCAACAGCACCAAGAGTAGTAATTCCAGCAACATTTAATTGGTCTAAATTAGCACCACCAAAAACATCAAGACGATTATTTGCATCAACAAGAGAACTAAAAGTCGCAACACCAGCAACATTAAGGTCATCTACTTGAGTATCTCCATCTACATCTAATTTTACACCAACTGATAATGTAGCACCATCAAAAGTAAAATTTGAATCGTCTTCAAGTTCTCCACCAGTTCCGACAATTACTACACGATTATCTGTAAGATCCTCTACTTTGAATGTATTTGCCTGACCACCAGCATTTATATCAACAGCAGCACTAAATGTAGATACACCAGCAACTACAAGTTCATCTAAGTCAGTTTGCCCATCAACATCCAATCCTGCATCAATGTCAACCGCAGAATTAAAAGTAGAAACACCGGCAACAACTAACTCATCTACATCTAATTGACCATCAATGTCTATTATGCCATTAATATCGACAGCACCGAGTGTAGTAATGCCGGATACATTTAGTTGGTCTAGATTAGCACCACCGACTACATCAAGACGATTATTGGCATCAATAAGACCAGCAAATGTTGATACACCAGAAACATTTAAGAGATCGGTTTCGGTGCGTCCAGTGACATCGACACCTTCAGCAGTAGTGGCAAATTTCTCATTGCCATTATAATATAATTTTACATCCTGATTAACAGTAGCTTTAAGATATGCCTCACTATCATCTGCTCTTTTCAGTATGAGTGAATCACTACGAATTTTAAGATCATTAGTAGAATTTTTTATATGACTATTGTTGCCAGTTCCATGAAATATCTCAAGATCATCACTATTTCCAAATTTTAATCTAGCATCATCAGAAAACTCTAAATCATTTTCAGAAGCATCAAATGTTATATTCTGACCAGCAGCAGCACCCTGGAAAACTACGTCAGCATTATTGAATGTAGTGACACCAGCAATTACTACTTCATCTAAATCAGTTTGTCCATCTACATCTAATCCAGCATTAATATCAACCGCATCATTAAATGTTGATACGCCAGAAACGACTTGAAGTCCTGCGGCATATGTTGCAATGCCAATGAAAGTTGATACACCACTAATCTTTAAATCAGTGAATGTGTTTGGAGCAACTTCAATTGCTGCTTCAATAGTTGCTGTGGTAGTAGCATCTAAAGAAACAATATTTTGAAGTTCTCTTCCACTACTGATTACTTGTGTAGCACCTATATTGAGAGATGCTACACTCGTAATACCAGAGACATTTAATCCTCTTAAAATATCAACGGCAGCATTAATATCAATTTCATTTGAGAAAGTTGCAATACCAACAACATTTAATCCGGCAGCAAAATTTACATTCTTTCCTACTGCAAAACCACCACTGACAATTACTGCACCAGTTACAGTTGATTCTGATTGAGTGCTTCCCGAAAATGTTACTATTCCTACTGAATTTGTTCCACCACTAAATTCATATCCTTCTGTTGAATCAAGAGTACGAC